CTGCTGCTGGCCCTGCTGCGCCGGCAATGGCTCCCGCTGCGCCTGTTCGTGCCGCTGCAGCTGCTCCAGAAGTCCAGCCTGCGGCCATGCCAGTCACACCTCCGACTGCACCAGCTGCACCCGCTGCGGCCATGACACCGCAAGAGCTGGCCACGACCGCACGCACCGCAGCAGAAGGTGGCCTTGGCGCAACCCGCGCCACATCCGTATTGGCTGGCCAAGCTGCACCAGACCCGAAGGTGCTGGAAGCGGCCCGTCGCCTTGGCATCGATGAGTACCTGCAACCCGACCACCTGACGGCCAACCAGGCTTACAGGGAGCTTGCGCAGGCTGTGAAGTCCATCCCTGGCAGCCAGACCCGCGCAGCCGAAATTCAGGGTTTGAACCAGGTTGGCCAGCGTGCTGACCGTCTGATCACTGAGATCGGCGGCACCACCGATCTGAGCAAGCTCAACCAGGCCGTGCGTGGCCAGCTCGATTCGACCGTCACAACCCTGTCAAAACAGGCCGATGACGCATACAAGGCACTGCGCACGCAGATTCCATCGCAGACCCGAGGCGAAGCCACCAACGTGCTGAACTTCGTGGAAAGGCGTGCAGCCGACCTCGATGGCGCAGAGAACCTGTCCGCACTCGAAAAGATGGTGCGCAGCAAGCTCACTCCTAAGCCTATCAAGGACGAGGCTGGCAACGTGATCGGCATGCGTCCACCGACCTACGCCCTGATCGACGACGTTCGTCGCGATGTTGGCGCTGCTGCACGCCAGGCTGGCCCGTTCGCTGATGCTGACACCGGCCTTGCAAAGCAGCTCTACCGACTGATCGACGACGACCAGTTCGCGTTGGCCCAGGGTGCTGGACAAGGCGAAAGCTACCGCTTGGCCAAGAGCCTGGTGCAGATGCGCAAGGGATTTGAGGACGACATGGTTTCTCTGTTTGGCCGCCAGCTCGACCAGAGCCTGGTCGGCAAGCTGGAATCGGCCACCATGTCTCTGTCCAAAGGCGACGCTGACAAACTGGCCAAGATTCTGACCGCCATCCCGAAGGAAATGCGCCAGACAGTCACGGCCTCTGCGTTGAACACCGCATTCGGCAAGGCAACCCAGAATGGCGCGTTGAACTTCAACACCTACGCCAAGTGGTACGAAGGCCTGCTGGCCAACAAGCAAGCCTATGCGGCGCTGATGGCCAACTTGCCACAGCCTGCACGCAAGCAGCTGTCCGACCTGTACCGCGTGGCAAGCAACGTCAGCAAGGCCACCAGAGAGCGCATCACCACAGGCCGCATCCAGGCTGTCCAGCAAGAGCTGCAAGGCGCAGACAACCTGCTGTCGAACATCTACGGCGTGGCAAAGCGTGCAGCTGTTGGCCTTCCAATCGAGGCCGCAACAAGCAGCGTCGGTCTGCCTGGTGCTGGTATTGCGTCCGGCCTGACGGCTGCCCTCACAAAGGGCAAGCCAAACGCGCTGAAAGCAGCCGACGAGCTGATCTCCTCCCCGGAGTTCCAGCGACTTGCTGTCGAGACAGTTTCCACGGGCAACAACCCGTCGAAGGCTACCGTAAAAGCCGTCTTGATGTCACAATCTTTCCGAAAGTTTGCCGATGAGGTGAAACTGCCACGCGAAATGAGTGCGCGTGAAAAGTTCATCGTCCAATCGCTGCAGGCTCAGGAGCAATTTGAACAGGAGCAGTGAGGATGACTCGATGCTTGCAACAATTCGCAGATGGATCGCATGGCTGCTTGCGTGGCTTCGATCATTCTTTCAGCCTGAACCAATCCAAGGAGAACCAGTAATGTCTGCACTCAGCATTCAACCCACCTATCCGATCTTCACGGACATTGATGGCCAGCCTCTTGAGGACGGCTACGTCTGGATCGGCACGGTCAATCTTGACCCGCAGACCAACCCGATCAACGTCTATTGGGACGCTGCGCTGACGTTGCCTGCTGCCCAGCCTATTCGCACGCTGGCTGGTTATCCGTCCAACAGCGGAACGCCTGCGCGCCTGTACGTCAACAGCGACTACAGCATCAGAGTGATGAACAAGAACGGCAGCGTTGTCTACAGCGCACCGACTGCCACTGAGCGATATGGCAATATTATCAGTGCTGTTGATGTCTCATATACAGCTTCCGGTGCTGGCGCAATTCAAACAAATGTTCAAAATAAACTAAGAGAATTCATTAGCGTCACTGATTATGGCGCTGATCCATCAGGCGTAAACGATTCGACTTCTGCATTTGTTAATGCTTATTCGGCGGCTCTTTCTTCTGGTGTTGGGGTGTATGTACCCAATGGAACATACAAAATTCTTGATTCATCTGCGTTTGCTAGCCAAGTAAATTCAAACACCCCCATTAACATTTGGGCAGGCTCCGACGTTACTTATGTTGGCACGTTTGTTCCTGGTCAGTACTATTCAACACCATCTTTTGGCGCGTCTGTTGTCAATGGCTACAACTTAAACAACTACACCTATCTGTTTTCTGCTCCAAATCAAGCAGTTGAAGACCCAGGAGCGATTGGCCAATATCCATTTGGTTCTGCAACATTGTCGGTTGACTCCATTCCAGGCACTTCTTTCAGAGGCAACGCAAACGCTGGTTTTTTTGAAATTGTCGGTGTCAATGGTGCAGATTTTGCACTCGGCGGCATCAACATTGTTAGTGCAATGCGCTCTGGTTTCCTTGGCAATGCGAATTGTATGGAACTGGATTTGGAAAACAGTGCCGCAGATGGAAAAGGTCTTGGAGTCGTTCTCACAGGGCAAGGGACATATAAGCCTGAAGTTGGATACAAGGTATTGCGGTATCCATACTTAAATCAGTCACCTACTGGTGCTGGTGGGAACTGGATTCCTCCGTGGCAATTCGGCATCCAACTTTATAACTGCGAAGTTGGCGTCTATATTGACCAGACGCAAGTTCAAACCCCATCAACGGCTTTGTACATCAAACCGGGACCGCAATCTGTTGCTACCAACAAAGCCATCATCGTTGAAGACCCAAATTCTTCTGAAATATTTTCTGTTCAAAATAATGGTTATATTGATTACAGAAAATCTGGTGCGATTACGTCATTTGGAGCAAATGCGGTCGGTCTTTCGGCGCCGCAAGCACCGAAAGCGTATCTCATGTCAGACAAAACGGTACGCTTGGCTGGTCAAATCACGGCGACAACTGGAAACACCATTGGTATCGGTGCAACGCTTGCCACGCTTTCTGCTGAATACCGTCCAAACAGAACAGTCATTCTCCCGGCTGTAACAAGCAACGGCCTTTCTATTTGGCTGCAAATTAGTAGTGCAGGAGTCATCACATGCAACACAGACATTACAGACGCATACGCAGCGACGTTGGATTCAATTGTGTATTTGCTGAACAACTGAACGTGAAAGGCTAATGAATCATGCTTAAATCAATTGGGAAAATTCCTGTTGAAGTCGCAGCAGGAAAAACGCTTACTGTAAACAACAGTCTGACATTTTCTGGCACTGACGGGACGACAATGACGTTCCCAAATACTAATGCAACTATTGCAAGAACGGACTCGTCTCAAACATTTAGCGGTCAGCAGACAATACAAAATAGCAACAATGCTGTTCAGTGTTTAAGTTTGCAAAGCAAGGCATCTGGGGACGTTGGGCAACAGCAATTGATCATTACAAAATTCGATAATGATTCAACAACCTCACAGGTGTTTGTAAGATTTACTATTGCAGACAACACTGCGGCCAACGGTCAAATCAATGCAAACGGCGCAAGCCAAGTTGCTTTTGGCTCTTGGTCAGATCGACGGTTGAAAGAAAACATCGTCGATCTTCCTCCGCAGCTTTCCAACATTATGGCACTGCGTCCTGTTGAGTTCGATTACATTGAGTCTGAGGGCGGTGGACATCAGATCAGCTTCATTGCTCAAGATTTCGAGCAAATTTACCCAGATGCAGTCGGAGAGCGAAAAGACGGCATGAAGACCATCACTGGCTGGGGAAAAACAGAAGCTCGAATTGTTAAAGCAATGCAAGAGCAGCAAGCAATCATCGACGCTTTGATTGATCGTGTTGCATTGCTTGAATCTCAAATCCAATCTTTAAAATAAGGAGTCATCATGGCCACCAATAGCCAAATCGCATTTAACCCACAAGGCAAGACCGTCGTCGTGGCGGCTGCGGCCATTGCACCTCTTGGCGTACAAGCCCCTGTCGATCAGCGTTTCAACGCTCAAGAGACAGGCCAAATTCGCGTCGTCAACGCTGGCACGGCCACCGTGCATCTTGGTGTCGGACCGACTGCCGCTGCGGCTCAGGCCAACGCTGTGGCGGCCACGGCTGGCAACCCGGCTGCTGGCATTCCTCTGGTGGCTGGCGCTGTCGAGGTGCTGCGCTTTCCGGCTGGCTCGTTCTTCTCTGGCGCGGCTTCTGGTGCGACCACCGTCTACCTGACCCCAGGCGAAGGCCTGTAACGTTGTGGAGGCAGGAACGATGGCTTTTGAGAGCGGAGAAATTGACCCCGTCAAATATGGCGTCCTGTGGCAGAAGGTCCAGGACATGGACAAAAAGATGGACAAGCTGGAGCGCAACGTGGAAGAGTTGGTCGAACTGGCCAACAAGTCCAAGGGCGGTCTTTGGTTTGGCATGAGCGTCGTCTCTGGTGTCTCGGCCATCGTTGGCTTCATCCTCAGCCACTGGAAGGGCCACTGATGCGCGAGCAGATCATGCAGATGGTTCGTGAGAACCCGAGGACGGTCAAAGACCTGGCCGATGCACTTGGCTTGTCCAAGCAGGCCGTTCTTGCACATCTGTCTGGCCTGCCTGTTCAAGAGGTGCGCACGGTCAGCCATGGCGGTCGTGGGCGTCCTGTTGTCGTCATTCATTACGTCGCAAAATCATGAACTGGTCAGACTACCCGAACTTCAGCAAGGCAGAGTTTGATTGCAAGCACACCGGACTGAATGGGATGCTGCCTGAGTTCATGGAACGCCTCCAGGCGCTTCGCACGGAGTACGGCAAGGCAATGGCCATCACCAGTGGCTACAGGCACCCAACGCACCCTGTGGAGGCCAGGAAAGGCCGATCTGATGGCGAGCATACCCGTGGCATGTGCTGCGACGTGGCGTGCACCAATGGCGCTGATCGGTTCGAGCTGATCCGGCTGGCGCTGAAGCACGGATTCCACCGCATCGGCATTGCCAAGAACTTCATCCACCTTGGTCTTGGTGGCCGTGGCCTGCCATCCAACGTGATCTGGGAGTACCAATGATCCAAGCACTCGTCCCGGCCTTAGCACCGATCATCGGCCAGATCGTCGGCAGCCTGTTCCCTGACCCGACCGAGAAGGCCAAGGCAGAAGCAGAGGCCATGCGCCAGCTGCTGGCTCATCAAAGCGAGATCGAATCGGCTGCGGCCAAGATCATCCAGACAGAGGCTTCCAGCACGCACTGGCTCGCGGCCAACTGGCGGCCACTGACCATGCTGGTGTTTGTCGGCCTGATCGTGGCCAGGTGGTTTGGCTGGGCTGCTCCTGGACTGCAGGAGGCTGAATACCTCAAGCTCTGGAGCATCGTCGAGTTTGGCTTGGGTGGTTACGTTGTTGGCCGCAGTGTCGAGAAGGTTGCACCATCCATCGCGGCGGCCATGAAGCGATAGCAGTTGTCTCCACGCTGCTTCGGCAGCCTTGCCCGGTCTTTGTGCCGGGCTTTTTTCTATGACCGACGTTTCCGACCAAGCAACCATCCGAGAAGAACAAGAGCGCGAGGCCTGCCTGCGCACCGCCAGGGAGCCGCACCAGCGTTTGCAGCCGACTGGAATGTGCCACTACTGCGAGGACGTGGTGGCCGACGACAGGCGCTTCTGCGGCCCTGAGTGCCGCGATCAATGGCAGGCTGATACCAACGCCAGGCAACGGGCTGGAAAGCGCTAGGACGGCTTTCTGTCGCCTGTCTCGAAGGCCTCCCGGCCATCCATGCTGTTGTGAATCCAGATCGGCTCTGAACCTTCGTCATCGAGTGTTGGCTTACACCAGCAGCTGCCGTTGAGATCGTGATCGCGCAGATCGTTCACTGGGTACACATGCCAGCCACCGCAGTTGCAGGCTCTGCCTTGGTTGCAGTCTTGGTTGCAGGTCATGCGTTCTCCTTGATGCCGTGAGCTGCTTCGCATTCAAGCCATCCAAGCCTGAACATCTTGCGTTCAGCTTGCGTCATCTCACATGGTGACTGAGGCGGCAGCGGATTGCGCTGATTCATCCCGGTCGCCTTCTCGTAGTCCTCAAAGCATTCAGCCGAGTGCAGGTTTGGGTTGGTGCTGCCGCAGTTGCGTCCGGCGCATGGTTGCATTTCATGTTGTTTCCCCCACTGACTCAGCGGCACACCATTCAGGTGGGCGTCATCAATCACGGTGCAATTGAATCTCACAGGCTTCTGCTGTTCCGGATTTGGAGATGTATAGAGAGGAAAAACATCCGAATGGTCTGCAAACTCTTTGCCGACGATGTTGCGCCCATCGTGATAACAGAATGGCTCCTGCTCCGGCTGCGCAGACTCGTACTCCATGAGCCTGATTCCTTGGCTTGTCACCAAGTCCTGAAGCCGCTTGTATTCGGTCATGCTGACTGTTTGATCCGGCTGCGCCAGCCTCTCTCGCAGGGCGGTGATCACCGGCTCTGACGGTTTTCTTTGGATACCGTTTCTTGCGTCCTCAATCATCTCCAGCGCCTGCTGCATCAGTTCCCTGTCGTTCATAAAAACCACTCCTTGATGTGATGCCACGCAATGCAGGCAATGGTCCACCATGTGGCTACAAGCGCCACCAGCAGATAAGCCATTGCCGTGCGGCCTGCTTTATCGCCTTCGTTCATGTGTTGCTCCTTTTGCGAATGGCCTCTGCGCAGTCTTCAGCGCCAGCGCTGCGGCCTTGGGTGAAGTCGGATGCTCGGCCTTCCTCGTTTCCTTTGTAGGGTGGCCGACCCTTGTACAGATTCCACATGTCGATGGCGATCTCGTCGCACAGATTTGCGCAGGCTTCGCGCTCGACAGCCGCGACAAGGGAAGCAAATGCCATCAGCCTATGCACGCCAATCCTGTGGTCTTCACACATGTCATACGGATCAATCTCGGACTGATCTGCCATGCGGATGATGTCGTCTTGTTTCATGGTGTCTCCATTTGAACCCACACATGGCAAGCATGGTGCAGGCTTGTCTCGCGCTCCTGGTCTTGATCAATTGGCATCGGCCCGAGGTTCAGGCAGACGTACCGCGTGCCGCTTGGCGTGCTGTAGTCGCGGCGCAGGAACTTGTAACGCTCGCCAGTGCGCACCAGGGTGAACTCTTGTCCAGGCATGAGCTGGCGCATGAATTTCCTCATCAGTACACCTCCTCGGTCATCGCCTCTGCGATCTCCTGCTCGATGCGCTGGCGGTCATCGTCGGTGAGCTTGCGCTCCAGCCAGGAAGCCGGACGGCCTCTGCGGTCGAGCACATCCCACTCGCTTTCCGTGTAGCCGTAATAGTCCATGTCGCTGGCTGCGTTGTAGCTGTATGACCCACGCACGCAGTCGAAGTGCGACACGCCGATCAGGCAAGGGATGCCAGCCACGCGGCTTTCTATTTCTGCGATGTAGCTCATGTCGTCACCTTCAGGCAATCGTCGTCCTCTTGGCCGTTGGCGTACACGTTGATCGTGTGGCTGTGGCCATCCACATCTGTGATGACGATCTCGCGCACCCAGAATGGGCTGGTCTCGCTGTCGTGGAATCGGCGTTCACCGATCTCGATCTTGGCCACTTTGTGGACGCTGGTCTCGGTTCTCATGACGACCACCATGCGACGAGCAAACATGCCAGACCGACACCGATGGCAACGGCCAGAAGGAACCCGGCAGCGGCTTCGCAGCGGCGCTCGGTCTTGCTGATGAACAGTCGGCGTTTGATCTCGTCGCTGTAAGGGTACTGCGTGTGCTGGTGATGTTTCATGCTTTGCTCCTTGGTTAAGATGACCACATCCTACCACATCCACATACAAACGCCAACATAGGTATTTACCCCAATTTTAGATGGTGCACGTCGGATGACGTTTGCGTTTTTCTTCAATGTACGCAGCATGCGCTTCTTCTGGCGTGTTGAACCTACCAATGCGTTTTGTAATTCCGTTGGTTTGAATTTGTGCAATAAATTTGTTCCCGACTTGATGCACTCCCATCACTCCAAGTTTGTTGTCTGCTCTGGCTTGGCGCAAATTCCTCATGTTTTCTGAGTGCGTCACGTCACGTAAATTTGAAATTCTGTTGTCCAACTTGTTGCCGTTGATGTGATCAATGAAATGGTCTGGCCATTGGCCATGGACGTACAGCCAAACAAGTCTGTGAGCTTGATAAATTCTTGGACTGATCCAGATGGATAGGTATCCATTCCCGTAATTTCTTCCAGCGGTTTCTCCTGCCTTGCACTTTCTGTATGAAGTTCGCCAAGTAAAAATTCCAGTGTCTTGGTCATACGACACAAGCTCTTTCAGTTGCTCTTGTGTAATCGGCTTAAAATCTGAGTCGCGCATGCTGTCGTTTCCCCCTATAACGATGGTCTGTGAAGTGAAGCCCCGGTGTTGGTAGCACTGGGGCTTTGCGCATTATAAATCGCAGATTTCCACGTCATGCGGTCGCTTCTTGCCGTCGAGGATGTTCTGGATTCGCTGCTCGGTCAGCCGGTGGCAGCGCACCATCGTCCTGGCTGGCAGCACGTCCAGCAGCTCGGAATAGTCCCGCAGGATGGAGCGCACGGCCACAATGCCTGCACCGTCCAGCCGCAGGGTCTTGCCTTCCTTGCTGCGTTTGCCTGCCGCGGCCAGCGCGGTGATGGCGTCCATCAGAAGGCCGCTGTCGTCCTGGCAAACCTTCATCTCAAGCACCAGCGTCTCGACCAGGTTGACGGCATCCGACACGACGCGCCAGTCGTCCGGCGTCGGGTTGTCGGCCTGCTCCAGGTTGCTCAGGCCTGCGTACATCCTGGTGAGCTGGTACGTGCGCCACTGCTGAGGCAATGGCTCTGTCGGGCTGGCGGCCAGCTCATCCAGCAATGTGTACCGCTTTTGCCTTGGCTGTCGCTTGCGCTTTTTCACACGAACTTCTCCAGCTCTGGCGCACGGTAGTTCGGGCCTTTCCCGATCTTGCCGCCTGGCAGGATGACCGGCTTGCCATCCACCAGCTTGGACTCGTTGCTGGCCAGCACTTCCTGGTCGGCTCCGTTCTTGTCAAACCCAGCCAGGTAAGCGATGCCGTTGCCGGTTACCTCGTTGTCGCACAAGGCATCCAGTGCGTGCGCCTCCTTGCCGGTCTTGATGAATGCCTGCGTGATGCCTTTTTTCAGGCTGGTGGCGATCAGACGCAGATCGTCCGACAGGCATTCCAGCGAGTTGGTGTCCTCGGCGCAGTCTGTCTCGATGCACTCCAGCAGCTCGACCATTTCCTCGAAATGCACACCAATCTGGACTGACAGGTGCGCAGGGTTTAGCTGCTCCTTGCCGCAAGCCCTCAGCCAGTCCGCTGTGCGCTCAAAGTTGGTAGCCTGGGCCTCGGCTATCAGTCGCTCGTTGCGTGCGCGTAAAAGCCGGTTTTCGTACTCCAGCTCGGCCACCAACATGTCCAGCTTCATCTCGTCTTCGGTCATGGTCAGGCTTCCGCTTTTGCAATGGCTGCACGCACCTTGTGGCCAATGTCGGCGTCCACAATGTCGGCATCGACAAAGCTGGCCAGCTCCTTGAGAACTTGCAGCAGTTCGTCGCGCACTGTTCCGATCTCCCGCTGCATGTATTCCATCGTTACCGTGCCAAACTGCGACGGCTGATTTTCTGGGTCATTGATGGCTTGCTTGATGGATTCAATTGTTGTCATCTGCTCCAGCGTAATCTGGCGCAGGATAAGGAACGGCTCCGCGCCCATCTCCAAAGCCCCACGCTCATCAAGCATGGCGTCCAGTTTCTTCTCAACGTCGCTGCGTTGGTCACGGCGAATCAGGGCCAAAGTATCGGATTTGCTTGCATATTGGTCGGTCATGGCTTGTACTCCAGAATGCTGAATGTCTTTTCAACTCGGTCAAGGAACACAGCCATCGCTGGCCGTGAACCGCAGGAAAGTGCCCGGCACGCGGCCAGGTGGATGGCTGAAGGCCGCAGGACGGCCATCAGGACATAGCGCTTGTCCATCAGTATCTCCAGATGGTCACATCGACCACCCAAAGGCACAGGCAGAACTGGCCTTGGTGAATGCCGCACACAAACAGCGGCCAGCGGTGCGTGAACCACTCCACGTCAAACTGCCAGCCTCGCTTCATGCTTTCACCTTCTCAAGGCCTTGTTTCAGGAAGTGCAGCACCTGGGCAGACAGGCTGCGGGTGTTGCGCTCGGCCTCAGCCTTGAGCTTGGCCATGATGTCATCCGGCAGGCGGACGGTCACGTATTGGCGTTTGTTTCCAGTTGTCATTCCACGATCTCCCAGTCTTCTGATAAGCAGTCGTTGACACTTGGCACCCAAGTGCTCACCGTGTTGTTTACGTTCTTGATGGCCATGTATGCGTTGTATGGAACGAGCGCATCAGAGCCGAAGTGACTCTTGGCCACGCCAGTCTGTGCCGGATAAGCATTGGCTGGCACGTAGTACACGAACATGCCTTTGCCGTTCCAGCCTTTGCGTGCGACCTTCTGGCCAGACTTCAGCGATTCGATTGCCTGGCCAAAAGTCATGCCTTCGCACGGACGGTAAGCACGGTCGAAAACGTCGGCAGGCGACCAGCTCACGTAACCAGCGTAATGGTCGGTGTTGCCTTTGCCGCCATCCACGTATTCGACCAAGTAACCCTCGTCGGCACCGTTCTCTTCGGCTGGCAAAGTCCAGCCTCTGAAGTTGTTGTAAGCCTGCCGTGTCATCGGCTTGGCGTTGATCAGTTTTGTTCCGATGTAGCGTTTCATGCTGCCTCCTGTGCTTCTTCAAACATGTCCACTGTGGCACCAGCGCCAGCCATCTCGACAGGGATGCCACTGGTAAGCAGGCTCACCAGATCGTCTTGGCCAGCCACCTCAATGTCGAACCGGGTCTGTGCGGCGTGCCGGATGGCCTGCGCCTGGTTGCCTGCACGAATCAGGCGGTGTTTGTTGGTATCCACATCGGTGACCAGGTAGATGCGTGTGCTCATTGTTTTCTCCATCAGAAGGGAATGTCATCGTCCATGTCGTCGAACCCAGAACCTTGCGGCGCTGGAGCCGGACGCGATTGTGCTTCATTTTGCGGCTTTTGTGCTGGTTTGTGGTCTGAGCTATCCGACACAAATTCCAGATCGGCCAGGCGTGCCACCATCTTGGTGTTCGTGGTGCCGTCGCCTTTGGTGTAGGTCTGCAGGTGCACGTCCTCCAGGTACGCCACGATCTGCTTGCCTTTGAGCAGGTAAGGTGCCATGCCGTCGGCACGCTGGCCCCAGAGGGAGGCGTCAACCCACTGCGTCGGGCGCTTGCCGTCGTCGCCTTTCTTTCCGAACGTAAACGCCAGCGAGACGTTGGCCACTGGTGTGCCTCCTGGTGTGTATCGCACCTCGGCGTCCTTGCCGATGCGTGCCAGTCCTTGTGCTTTCATGATTGCCCTTTCAGTTTGTAGATGCGGATGACCCTGGCGTGGGCCGATGGGTGGGTGGCTTGACAGAAACCGACTGGCTCGAAGGCGTCACCCCTCAGAACCGCGCCCCAGGTGTTGGGGTGGAAGTCATCAGGCAGATCGATGAACTGCCGAACGTCGTTGATGGTCACCTGGCCAGATCTTTTTGCGATGCTGACGGCCAGGCTGCGTGCCTTGGCGATCCAGTCCTCGCGGCCAATGGACACGCGAGCGATTCCTGCGTCTCGAAGGTCGCGGCCTTTCATGCTTGCTCTCCAGTTGCTTTGGCAATGGCGGCGCGGCATTTCTCTATATACGGCTGGTCATCGCTCAGAGCGGCCTTGCACGCATCCAGCAGATCAGGCGCGGCGGCGATCAGGCGGGCGTTTGCTTCTGTGAAACCCCAGTCTTCGTAGTCGCTGACACATTCCGGGCCAACGATGCCGTACATCATGTTCCCGTCTCTGTAACTCTTGCGAGGTTTGGCAACCTTCCACGGCCCCGGTGTGTGCTTGCTCATACGCCCCTCCGAATCTGGATCAGCTTGTCCACCGTCTCCTGCACCTCGGCCAAGAATTTGACCACCTCGGCCTCGTACTCAGCGATCAAAGCGTTGTCGCGTTGCACCCGCTTGATGAACAGCTGCATGTCCTCTGGCATCCGTGGGTCGAAGCTCACGAAGTCGCACCAGGCGCGGCCTGTGCAGGCCATCTGCCACTGCATCTGTGGGATGTACTGGCTCGGCGCTTTGTCGGCCATCAGCGTGGCAATGTGCGTGCTGGTGTTGGGACACTTGATCTCGACCAGGCCATCCTCACCGACCAGGCCATCAGGCGATGCCCCGGCCATCTCAATGGTGCCGTGCTGGATCATGGCCACCTCGGTGACCATCAGGCCCGTCTCGGCCTCGTAAGCCATCCGTGCCTGCGGCTCTGTCTCTGTGCCGTGCTGCATGGCTCCGCTTTTGAATGTCTCAGCGGCTTGGCCAGTCAAGCGCTCAGCCACCAGTTGGGCCAGGTAGTTGGCTCGGCTGGCAGAAACCCCGGTCTTGGTCTTGGCGATGATGTCCGAGATTCGGCTGGCCGTGACCTTTCCAAGACGCTGGGCGAACCACTCAGGTGTGCCTTGCTCGATCATGCTGCCTCCTGCTCGTCTGCGGTCTTGGCTGCCTTCTTGAGGGCTGGCCCTTGGGCTTGCCAGAACGCTGCCTTGTGTGCCGACTTGGGCAAAGCCTGGAACGCTGCAGCCAGGGCTTCGCTGCCTTGCAGGGCGGCCTCACGCATGGCTGGCAGGGTGGCTGCCTCAAACTCACCGTAACCGGCCACAGGCGCTGGTGTGCGCTTGCTGGCGGCGTTGCCGTCATCGTCCTCTGGAGCAATACCACAGGCTGCCATCAGGCTGTAGCGACGTGCGTATGTCAGTGCGCTGCCGTAACCCTGGGCGTCGTGCTTGACCGCTGGGACGTGCAGCTTGCCAGCCGAGAAGATTTCCCCGGATTCGTGGACAAAGACCGTCTCGACCATCACGCCAGCTTCGCATTCGTGGGTTTGCTGAACCAGGGCGATGCCGTTGTCGTTGAGGGAATCCATCACCGCTTCGACGCATGCTGCCAGGTCGGCATAGCGGCTTTTGAAGTGCGGGTTGCTGGAGGACTTGAGTGCTGGGCCAAAGGCTTTCTGGGCCTTGACCAGTGCTGCTGCGATCTGCTTGATTTCCATCGTGTTTACCTTTCGTGGGTGGTTGTTGGTGAAACGAATCATACACCATAAAAACAAAATTTTATAGTCCGTCGAAAAAATATTTTTACAGGCGCTGTGATTTTCTGTTATAGTCCAGCACCATGAACAAAGACGATCAGTATTACCAACAGGTCTATGCTTTCGCGCACAAGCAGGCTGGCAGCTACACCAAGCTGGCCAAAGCCTTGGGTGTGCCAAACGGCCCGGCTGTCCAAGCCTGGGCTCGTAATGGCGTGGCCCACAAATGGCGGCCAGTGCTGGAAAAGAAGTTCGGCGCGGCCTTCCGAAAATCCTTGAATGGCCTGTTGGTCTGAGGTAAAGTGATGCGAGACCCGGCTAGGGTGGGAGTAGCTACCCACCCGAAAAGCGAACCTCCCGCCTGCCGTCAGTCTTCTTTCTGGAGGGTTTGCGAGGAAGTGCAATGCACTATTACAAAAGAAACCTAGGCGATTACGCCAAAAAATGCGGACGGCTGTCCATGTTGCAGCACGGTGCGTACACGCTTCTGATCGATTCGTGCTACGACCGTGAGAAGTTCCCAACGCTTGAAGAAGCCATCGAGTGGACTTGGGCCAGCACAGAGGCCGAGGTCGAGGCGGTGAAGTTTGTGCTCAGCCGGTTTTTCAAGCTGGATGAGGATGGCCAATACGTGCAGGAGCGCATCCTTGCAGAGCTGCTGGACTACCACGCCAAGGCCGACAAAAACAAACAGATCGCCATTGATCGTGAAACGAAGCGTAGAGAGAAAAGCACGAACCGTGCACCAGTCGTAAACGAAGCGCCACCTAACCAAGAACCACTAACCATAAACCAAGAACCAGTAAACAGAAAGCAGCGCGGCACGCGCTTGCCAGCAGACTGCATCCTCCCGGTTGAGTGGCATGCCTTCTGCAAACAGGAACGCCCCGACCTTGTGCCACGGCAGGTGTTCGACGAGTTCAAGGATTACTGGATTGCCCAGCCTGGCCAGAAGGGTGTCAAGACCGACTGGGATGCAACCTGGCGCAACTGGGTGAGGCGACAGAACCAGGCCCGGACGGCTGGCCGCAACGAGCACAAGCACGCTGCCGCCTCCCGCGCAATCTTTGATGGGGTGTTCGATGATGAATAACCTCGCAGAAATGGCAAGCCAGGCCATCCAGAATGCTGGCCAACAACCCGCACCACGTGGCGACAACCCGACTATCCGAAAGCTGTTTCTGGTCTTGCACGGGTCTTACGGCAGCCTTTTCACCACCAAGTTTTCCACAGGCGAGCGCGACGCCAACGGCAAGGACAAGGGAATTCGCGCTGCCATGCTGGTCTGGGAATCAGCCTTGGCCAAGTATTCACCGGACACCATCGAGACCGCTGCCAGACGCCTGGCCGAAGTGTGCCCAGAGTTTCCTCCAAACCTGCCGCAGTTTGAGGCGATCTGCAAAGCCGTGATGCCGCGCAAGACCTTCAGCGATGACCAGCCGCGCAGGTTGCCACCGCCAGAGGAAAAGCCCATCGGCCCGGTGGATTTTGTGGCCATGGGTGACGGTCGAGACTGGGCGAGAAAGATTCTGGCCAGGCAGGCAGCTGGTGCGCGAATCAGCGCTGGCAGCATCGACATGGCCAAAAAGGCGCTGCGCCTGCAGGAGGGAGAATGACATGCAAGAGCTGCGAAGCGTATGGCAAAAACCCACTGAGTGGCCAATACCACTTCAGCTGCCTGGAGTGCTGCACTCGGCTGGTACTGAGCGCCAGGCCGAACAAGGCGGCAGCAGCCGGGATGCTGGCGGCCATCGACCGATTCCCACAGAACCCTGGCCGGGAGCGCATCTTGGAGTCCGTGCGCCAGGCATTGACGAAACACCCCTCAGCATCGACGAGTGCTGGATCGCAGTCCGGGAGTGCTTGATATGAACAGAGAAGACATCATTCGCATGGCGCGAGAGGCGGGTTTAGAGGATGAAGTTCTCGTTCCGTGGGCCTACGAAATCAATATGTTCGCCGCCCTTGTCGCTGCTGCCGAGCGGGAGGCGTGTGCGAAACACGCCGAGGATTTTTTGACCAAAGGCCGCAGTCCATTGGGCCGCGCAGTCGGTGAAGCCATCCGCGCAAGGGGGCAGGCATGACCGACCGCATCAAGATCACGCTGTTCGAGCCAGTCCAGGCCCACAAAGTCCTGACGCAGCAGATCTGGCCGCTGATCAAGGCATCCCTGATGGCTGGCCACCGGATGGTCGTCGAGGTCAGGAGGGAAACGCGCAGCCTGGAACAAAACCGCAGGCTCTGGGCCATGCTGACCGACGTCAGCAAGCAGGTGAACTGGTACGGCAGGAAGCTGACCCCTGAAAACTGGAAGGACGTGCTTACCGCTGCCTTGACCAAGCAGGACGTCGTGCCAGGCATCGACGGCGGCTTTGTGGCTCTTGGAAAGTCCACCAGCAACATGACCAAGCCAGAAATGTGCGAGCTGCAAGACCTGATCGAGGCCTTCGGTGTGCAGCAAGGCGTGAAGTTCACCGCGCCAGAATTCATCGACCCAGACACTGGAGAGATTACATGACGACAGCATTTGTGCGCTCAATCATGAAGTCGGTCATCTCGGCAGGCTTCGACCCGACCGAAATGCAGTGGTTTGACATTTCCAGCGCGGACTTGTCCACAGGCATCAAGATCGATAACCTGGCCACTCACCGTCCACCGTTCGAGAAAAACTTGGTGCTTTGGTCTGGAAAGTCTGGAAACCACGAACGCTACGAAATGATGATGCTGGCGTCTGGTGGCGACCCAGAAGAGGGCATCGTGCTCGACCTGAGCAAGGGACAGCCTGGAAAGTACACCACCTTCCCGCCTATGTTCTACCTGATTGAGGACGGACAGATCAAGTACGGCCCGGTGGACGAAGGCGACGACCTGCCGAGAGACGTGGCTGAAATCATGCTGGCCACCATGTCCAAGTGGCTGGAAAGCATGGACACCGGCTGCGAGAGCTACCGGCCAGAGGTCAAGCAGACATTCACCAACCGGCGCAAGATCGCTGAAGGCAAGCTGCCAACCTATGACTGGCACACGGTCATCATCCAGCCTTCCAAACAGCGCACCGAAAGCCAAGGTGGAACGCACGCTTCACCGAGGCTGCACGACCGTCGCGGCCACATTCGCAGGCTGAAAAGCGGCAAGAATGTCTGGGTGAAGGCTCACAAGGTTGGCGATGCCAGCAAAGGCTATGTTTTCCACGACTACCAGGTGATGACGAAATGACAACAATCGCAGAGCGCAAGCACATGAGCAGGGTCGCAGAACTTGGCTGTGCCGTCTGCCACCGCCTGGGCTACGGCGCAACGCCTGCCGAGTTGCACCACCCGCGCCACGGCACCGGAATGGGACAGCGTGCCAAGCACATGGACGTCATCCCACTGTGCCCTGAGCACCACCGTGGCAACACTGGCGTGCATGGCCTTGGCACCAAGGGCTTTGCCAAGCACTACGGATTCACCGAGGCCGATCTGCTGGCCGAAACACTGGAGAGACTGAAATGACCGACATCAAAGCAACCCTGGCCGAGCGTGGCGGCAGGTATGGCACCTTCGATGGCCATGCCGAGATCGCGCAGCGTCTGAAGGGCGTCATCCAACACTTCGAGGCTGTTCGAGCCTGCGACCTTCAGTCTGACCAGCGCGAGGCACTGGAAATGATCATGCACAAGGTGGCAAGAATCCTGAATGGCGACCCGAACTACATCGACAACTGGGTGGACATTGCAGGCTACGCCACCCTGGTGGCCGACCGCCTGGAAGAGGATCAAGATGACTGAGCAGTTCTGGCTCATCCTGCTGACCGTTGCACTTGTTGCACTTGGCCAGTGGTGGGGCGTGGTGGCTTTGTGGGCCTGGCTCGTCTGGAGGCGGTGGAAATGAACATCCAACTGTCCTGGCCGCCAACCGGCCTCAGCCCGAACGCCAGAAACCACTGGGCCAAGACCGCCAAGCTCAAAAAGCAGTACCGCGAGGCCTGTTTCTGGCAGGCAATGGAGCAGGGCGCAAGACCCGTCCAGGCCGAAAAGCTGCACCTCACGCTGACGTTTGTCCCGCCAACCCGCAGGGCCTACGATCTCGACAACGCCTTGGCACGCATGAAAGCCGGTCTCGATGGACTGGCCGACGTGCTCAAGGTTGACGACAAACACTGGTCTCTGACAATCCAAAAGGGCGAAGGCGTCGGCGGCTTTGTCCTCGTTGAAATAAGCCATTGAAAATAGTTGCGCAAATGCTTTATAATGGTTGCATGGATGCAGAACAGTGGAAACCATTACCCGGATTTGAGGCCTATGAAGTATCAGACCATGGGAACGTGCGGCGTATCAGCCCCGGCAAAGGCACAAGAGCAATGCGCCAGCTCAGCCCATCAATTGATCATGGTGGCCGCATGGTGTTCAACGCTCGCAAGGATGGCAAGGTCAAGCAATGGAAAGTTCACCGGGCTGTGATGCAGGCTTTCTGTGGCGACTGCCCTGATGGCATGGAGGTGGCGCACTTGGATGGAGACCAGACAAACAACCGCCTGACAAATTTGGCCTACGCTACGCCAATCGAGAACAATTCACACAAGATTGGGCATGGAACGCAGCCAAAAGGAACGCAAATTTGGTGCGCAAAATTGACCGAAAAGGATGTGCTTGAGATTCGTGGCAGATCGCCGCAGATCAGTTACGCCAAGCTGGCCACAGAGTATGGCGTCAGCTTGATGACCATCGCGCAAGTGATCACGCGCAAGACTTGGAAGCACATTTGAAAGGTGACAATGAATGAGCTGGCATTATTTGCAGGAGGGGGTGGCAGCGTCTTGGCAGGAAAGCTGCTTGGATGGCGCACCGTCTGCGCTGTTGAAATTGATGCCGGAGCTCGCAAAATCATGCTTGACAGAATGCGCGATGGAGTCATTGAACAATTCCCAATCTGGAATGACGTCCGAACATTCAACGGAAAAGCATGGGCAGGAACTGTCGACGTCGTCACTGGTGGATTCCCATGCCAAGACATCAGCCAGTGCGGGGGGGGGCCGGACTTGATGGCGCAAGATCGGGACTTTGGGTGGAGATGGCCAGAATCATTCGTGAAGCTCGACCAAAACTCGTTCTTGTGGAAAACTCGCCAATGCTCACTTCTCGGGGGCTTGGAAGAGTTCTCGCAGACTTGGCCGGAATGGGGTTTGATGCAAGATGGGGAGTGTTTTACGCGTCCACCATTGGAGCAGCGCACCACAGAGCACGGTTTTACTTGGTTGCTTACACCGACAGCGCAGTCTTGGAAGGCTTGGACTTTCCGAAACCCGTTGAAGTTGATCCGCGTCAATCACGCAGACGGCAATTTGCAAGAGCAGTTGATGCGACTCTATCAGCGGATGACTACGCCTCGATGCCAAGAAATCCTGATGATGTGGCCAGAGGGATGGACGGACTCAAAGCCACTGGCAATGGATGGGTTCCAGCAGTGGCTGCACGAGCAATGCGAGTTTTGACATCAGGGGAGCACTATGGCAACAAAACGCACTGAAAATCCAAAAAAAACAGCGAAACCAGCAAAGCCTGAGCGAGACAAAGACGCCATCTGCCAAGCTGTCCTGCAAGGGATGAGAGACGGCCTGAGCGCTTTCAAGGCTTGCCAAGCAGCCGGAGTTCCGCAAAGCACGTTCAATCGATGGGTGGATGCTGACGCGAAACTTGCGGAAGACTACGCGCACGCGAGGGAAGACTTGATCGAGCGCATGGCCAATGAGGTGCTGGAGCTGGCTGACAGCGAAGTCCCTGAGACTGGAGACGGAAAACGCGACTGGCAGGCCATCCAACAGCGAAAACTGCAAGTGGACAGCCGAAAATGGCTGCTTTCCAAGCTGGCCCCGAAAAAGTACGGCGACCGGCTGGAGCTGGCAGGCGACAAGGAAAACCCGCTGCAAGTGCAGACCATCGACGCCTCCAAGTTATCCACAGACGTGCTGGCGCAGATCATCGCGGCCAAAGACGATGTTACTGACCGAAGCTGACCTGCTGGCCATTGAGCGCGAGCTGTGCAGGAGAAGCCTGGCCGAGTTTGCCAAGCGTGCCTGGCGCGTGCTTGAACCGGCTGCCGATCTGAAGTGGGGATGGGCGCTGGACGCCATCTGCCTGCACCTCGAGGCCGTGACCAATGGCGAGATCAACCGCCTGCTGATGAACGTGCCACCCGGCTCCATGAAATCCCTGCTGACCGGCGTGATCTGGCCAGCCTGGGAGTGGGGGCCTCGGGATATGCCTGAGATGCGCTTTGTCGGCACAGCCCACGAAGAGCAGCTTGCCATCCGGGACAGCCGACGCTGCCGCGACCTGATCAAGTCCGACTGGTTCCAGAAGCTCTGGCCGATCGAGCTGCTGGCTGACCTGGACGGCAAGCGCGAGTTCGGGAATACCCGCAAAGGCGTGCGCCAGGCCAGAGCCTTCACCAGCATGACCGGCGTGCGTGGCGACCGCGTCATCCTGGACGACCCGATCAGCGCAGACAACGCCAACAGCCAGGCCAAGCTGGAGGCAGCCAAGATTGCTTTCACCGAGACGCTGCCGACCCGCGTCAACTCCGACAAGTCGGCCATCGTGGTCATCATGCAGCGCCTGAACGAGAAGGACATCTCCGGCGTCATCAAGGACATGGGCTTGCCTTACGTGCACCTGTGCATCCCGATGCGCTTCGAGCCTGAGCACCGCTGCACCACCAGCATCGGCTGGACTGACCCGCGCACCAAGGAAGGCGAGCTGATGTTCCCCGAGCGCTTTGGTGAAGCCCAAGTGTCCGAGCTGGAGAAAACCCTCGGCCCCTACGGCACGGCCGGACAGCTCCAGCAGCGGCCTGCGCCCCGTGGTGGCGGCATCATCAACACCGAGTGGTTCAAGTATTGGGCCAGCGTCCCGCAGCTCGAGTTCCGCTTCATCACCGTGGACACGGCCCAGAAGACAGCCGACCACAACGATTGGTCGGTGCTGCAGTGCTGGGCACGTTCGACCGTTGGACAGGCGGTCAAGCTCGACCAGGTGCGCGGCAAGTGGGAGGCTCCAGAACTGCTGGTGAACGCTCGTGCCTTCTGGCTCAAGCACCTCAACGACATGCGGCCACCGTACCAGGCCGCGACCCTGCGAGGGATGTACGTCGAGGACAAGGTGTCCGGCACTGGCCTGATCCAGACGCTGCGGCGCGAAGGCATCCCAGTTGTGCCGGTGCAACGCAACAAGGACAAGATCAGCCGGGCACACGACGCGGCCCCGTTCATCGAGTCCGGCAACGTGGTGCTTCCGCAGGACGCGCCTTGGCTTTCCGACTTCCTGGCCGAGGTTGCGGCCTTCCCTGCTGGCGCTCACGACGACCAGCTCGACCCTATGTTCGACGCGATCAACCTGGTGCAGAAGCTACCGGCCACCAAGCCAGCCAGCTTCGTGCCATTGCCAGTCAAGAACAAATGGTGAGAAAATACTTGAAACGAGGGCAAAAATATGGCACGCATTTCCAAAGAGCAGCGATTGGCGAACCTTCACTCAGAAGCGCTCGCGCAATTCGATGACGTACAAACGGCGCTGAGAGACGAGCGCCTGCAGTGCCTGCAAGACCGGCGCTTCTATTCGATCTCCGGCGCTCAATGGGAAGGCCCACTCTGGGACATCTACGAGAACAAGCCCAAGTTCGAGGTGAACAAGATCGCGCTGTCGGTCATGCGAATCATCTCGGAATACCGCAACAACCGCATCACCGTGGACTACGTGTCCAAGGATGGCGCAAAGGACGACAAGCTGGCCGAGACCTGTGACGGCCTGTACCGCGCCGACGAGCACGACAGCGTGGCCGACGAAGCCTACGACAACGCTTTTGAGGAAGCGGTCGGCGGTGGCTTTGGTGCCTGGCGTCTGCGCACGGTCTATGAGGACGACGAGGACGAGGAAAACGAGCGCCAGCGCATCCAGATCGAGCCGATCTTTGACGCTGACAGTTCCGTGTTCTTTGACCTGAACGCCAAGCGCCAGGACAAGGCCGACGCCCGTTTCTGCTACGTCATCTATTCGATGACCCGCGAGAGCTACAAGGAAGAGTGGAACGACGACCCGACCGACTGGCCGAAGATCATCCACCAGTACGAATTCGACTGGGCCACGCCCGATGTGGTCTACATCGCTGAGTACTACAAGGTCGAGGACGTCACCGAGACCATTCGCGTGTTCCGTGCCATCGACGGCACCGAGGAACGCTACCGCGCCAAGGACTTCGAGGAAGACCCGGAACTGGAAAACACCCTTGCAGCCATTGGCAGCATCGAAGTGCGCCAGCGCAAGATCAAGTCGCGCAAGGTGCACAAGTACATCATGTCCGGTGGCAAGGTGCTCGAGGACTGCGGCTACATCGCAGGCAAGTGCATCCCGATCATTCCGGTCTACGGCAAGCGCTGGTTTGTGGATAACGTCGAGCGCTGCATGGGCCACGTGCGCCTTGCCAAGGACGCGCAGCGACTCAAGAACATGCAGCTGTCCAAGCTGGGCGAGATCAGCGCCCTGTCCAGCGTTGAGAAGCCGATCCTCACGCCTGAGCAGGTGGCTGGCCACCAGGTCATGTGGTCAGAGGACAACCTCAAGGACTACCCGTACCTGCTGATCAATCCGATCACCGGCCCGGACGGCAGCCAGACGGTCAGCGGCCCTGTGGCCTACACCCGCGCCCCGAACGTGCCTCCGGCCATGGCAGCCCTGCTGCAAGTGACCGAGCAGGACATGCAGGACATTCTGGGCAACCAGCAGGCAGGCGAAAAGCTGGTGAGCAACATCAGCGGCAAGGCCGTGGAGATGATCCAGCAGAAGCTGGACATGCAGACGTTCATCTACATGAGCAACTTTGCCAAGGCCATGAAGCGCTGCGGAGAGGTCTGGCTGTCCATTGCCAAGGACATCTACATCGAGGAAGGCCGCAAGATGAAGGTGATCACCGAGAGCGGCGAAACCGACTCCGTGACCTTGATGCAGCCCATGGTCGACCAGGAGACTGGCGAGGTCAAGATGGCCAACGACCTGGGCGCGGCTAAGTTCGACGTGGACGTGGACGTCGGCCCGTCATCCAGCTCCCGTCGTGCGGCTACCGTTCGCGCCCTGACCGGCATGATGCAGATCACTCAAGACCCAGAGACCCTGCAGGTTCTCGGTGCCATGGCCATGATGAACATGGAAGGCGAAGGCGTCAGCGAGGTGCAAAACTACTTCCGCCAACGCCTGATTCGCATGGGTGTCGTAAAACCGACAGAGCAGGAAGCCGAAGCCATGATGGCCGAAATGGAAGCCCGTGGCCAGCAGCAAGACCCGAACGCTATCTTCCTGCAGGCTGCCGCCGAGGAAGCTGTGGCCAAGGCTGCCAAGGCACGCGCCGACACCATCAAGACCGTGGCCGACGCGGAGCTTTCACGCGCACGCACGGCAGAGACCATGGCCAAGGCCAGCGAGATTGATCAGAACATCGCATTGACCACAATCGATGCACTGGAGCAGGCGTCACTTGGTGAACAAGTGCAGCCTGTTGTCAGATGACATCGATTTGATGGAGAATGTGGGTACACGGTATCCATCCAGCCGTTTGAAGTGGATGAGTTAAATGGGGTATTTGAATGAACAAAAAGGCAGAAACAGGAGATGAGAACCTCGACGACGAAACCTTGGTGATCGACGAACAGGATGGCCAGGACGATTCTGAGCAAGTGGGTGACGAGCAAAATTCCGGCACCGACCAGAACGACCAGCAATCCGGCGATGATCAAAACGAAGGCGACGAAGACGAAGTGATCGTTTCCATTGGTGAGGAAGCGCCACCTCCCGATGAGCACGCTCAGGCACCTGGTTGGGTGAAAGAGCTGCGTAAAGCAAACCGTGAGAAGGAAAAACGCATTCGAGAACTCGAAGCAAAGCTGACCCAGACGTCCGAGAAAAAGCCGGTCGCACTTGGGCCAAAGCCGAAGCTGGAGGACTACGAATACGACGCAGACCGATTCGAGACTGCACTGGCAGACTGGTTCGAGCGCAAGCGCCACGCCGATGCTGAGGCCCAAAAAGCCCAGCAGGCCGAGCAAGCGCAACAGCAAGCCTGGCAGGAAAAGCTCGCAGGGTATGGCAAGGCGAAAGCCGAGCTCAAGGTGCGCGATTTTGAGGATGCCGAGGCTGTGGCCCAGGAACTCTTCAACATCACGCAACAAGGCGTTGTGCTGCAAGGCGCGGACAATCCGGCACTGGTGATTTACGCACTCGGCAAAAACCCGAAGAAGGCGGCAGAGCTGGCCAAGATTGAAGACCCCGTAAAGTTTGCCTTTGCGGTCGCGAAACTGGAGAAGGAATTGAAAGTTACGAACCGAAAGGCAGCCCCTGCACCAGAAAGGATGGTCAGTTCAACTGGCCGAGTTTCAGGCGCGGTGGACTCAACCCTTGAACGGCTGCGAGCTGAAGCTGAGAAGACTGGCAACTACACGAAAGTGCTCCAGTACAAACGGCAGAAGCAAGCGGCATCCAAATGATTTTTTGAAATAGGAGCCCATCATGGCCAATAGTTTTTCCAAAGAAGAGCGCGTAGCGTTCGAAGACCTCCTGGAAGGTTTCCAGGATGCCCTGGTTCTGTCCCGTAACGTCGCGGTCTACAACACCGACCAGACGATGATGGAACGTGCCAACAACACCATCTGGCGTCCACAGCCTTACATCGCCCAGTCGATCAACAGCACCCCTGGTACTCCGATCTCTGGCTACAAGTCCATGACCCAGCTGGCTGTGCCTGCTACCTTGGGCTTCAGCAAGACCGTGCCTTGGGAAATGACCTCGCTCGAACTGCGCGATGCCCTGCAAGAAGGCCGCCTGGGTGACAGCGCCAAGCAGAAGCTGGCTTCCGACATCAACGTCGCCATCATGAACTCGGCTGCGAGCCTGGGTTCTTTGGTCGTGCCGATTGCTGCCGCTGCCGGTGACTATGACGACGTGGCCCTGTGCGACGCCATCATGAACGAGCAAGGCGTGCCCGACTACGACCGCTTCATGGCCCTGTCCAGCCGCGATTACAACGGCCTGGCTGGCAACCTGGTTGGCACCGCTCGTTCGTTCGGCAATCAGAAGTCTGACAAGGCTTATGAGCGCTCCTACGTCGGCATGGTGGCTGGCTTTGACACCTACAAGATGGACTACGCAAACCGCCAAGCTGCTGCAGCTGGTGGTGGTTCCATCACCATCGACACCGATGGCGCAGGCACTCAAGCCAACTACACGCCCCAGGCCACATCGACTGCCGTCGGCGGCCAGATCAACGTGGACAACCGTTTCCAGACCGTCACCGTGTCGTCTACGACCAACGTGGCTGCTGGCGATGCATTCACGATTGCTGGCGTCTATGCCGTGCACCACATCACCAAGCAAAGCACTGGTCAGCTCAAGACCTTCCGCGTTGTCTCGGTGGATTCCGGCACGACCATGACCATCACGCCTCCGATCATCGGTGCCCAGGGTGTGTCTCCCACCGACGCTCAGCTGCAGTACAAGAACGTGGAAGTTTCCACGCCTTCCAACACTGCCGCCATCGTCTGGCTGAACGTGAACACCGCCCAGGTCAACGTGTTCTGGCAGCGTGACTCGCTGGAAATTCTGCCTGGCCGCTATGCCGTGCCTTCCGATGCTGGCGTCGCAGTGATGCGTGCAAGCACCGACCAGGGCATCGAGCTGGTGCTGCAGAAGTTCTACGACATCGACAGCATGACGATCAAGTATCGTCTGGACACCCTGTTCGGTGTGGTGAACAAGAACCCCGAGATGTCCGGTATCTTGTTGTTCAACCAGTAATCTGGCAAAAGACTGGGGGGCTCCGGCCCCCCTTTCTGCATAGGAGACCAAAATGCCCCTGACCAAAGGTTACTCAAGCAAGACCATCGGCAAGAACATCTCGAAAGAGATGAAGTCTGGCATGCCTCAAAAGCAGGCCGTGGCCGTTTCCCTGAACGTCGCTCGCAAGGCGGCCAAAGCTGCTGGCAAGCCCGGCAAGGCTCCAAAAGCAGCACCAAAGAAGGCCAAGAAATGAAGGCCGGTCTGTACGCCAACATCCACGCCAAGCGTGAGCGCATCGAGAAGCAGAAGGCTGCAGGCAAGACGCCTGAGCGCATGCGCAAGCCTGGCACCAAAGGCGCACCGACCGCTGCAGCTTTCAAGGCCGCAGCCAAAACAGCCAAGAAGAAAGGCAAATGATGGAAGCCATCATCCTCGCCCCCAAATACCGCAAGGGCAAAAAGCCCGTGAAGGTTCGCAAGCCTTCCAAGCCCATCGACGGCATCAACCACCGCCTGTTGGCAGAGAAGGTTGCCGAAGTCGTACAGGCCGTGGAAACCAGCGTTCCTGACGACAACGCAGCCCCGACCCGCATCGAGCTGGTCGAGAAGGCCAAAGAACTCGGCCTGACTTTCACCAAGCGCACAAGCGACGAGAAGCTGCTGGCCATGATCACCGAAGCATTGAACAAGCAGGAGGCCTGACATGGGTTACAGCAAGCGCCAATTCGTGAACGCAGCGTTCGAGGAGATCGGCCTTGCGTCCTATGTTTTCGACCTGCAGCCCGAGCAGCTGCAGTCTGCCCTGCGTCGCCTCGATGCCATGATGGCCGACTGGAACGGCAAGGGCATTCGTCTTGGCTACCCGATCCCAGGCAGTCCGCAGTACAGCGACCTGGACGAGCCGTCCGAAGTGCCAGACAGCGCCAACGAGGCAATCATCACGAACCTGGCCATCCGCATCGCGCCTGGCTACGGCAAGGTGGTGATGCCCGAGACCAAGGCTGTTGCCAAGGACAGCTACAACACACTGCTGCAGCGTGCGACCGCGCCTTACCCCCAGCAACTTCCGTCCACGATGCCTGCTGGCGCTGGCAACAAGCCCTGGCGCGTGTACGACAACCCGTTCATCCGTCCTCCGGTCGATCCAGTCGATGCTGGCCCAGACGGCCCACTCCAGTTCAACTAAGGATTCATCATGGCCTACATCAACCAACTGCCGCTGCTCATGGTTGCCTCACCTGGCGACCAGATTCCCGTCTACACCCCGAACAACGGCGACGCCCGTCGTCTGCCCATCGGTGCGCTGTTGGCGTTTTTCCAGCAGAACTTCGCCAGCCCTACGCTGGCCACCAACGTTTACACACCCGGCACCGGCTTCAACGTGGCCGTGCCAACGCCTGTTGCTCAGCAGCAGTGGATGCTGATCCAGCCTGCTGGAACTTTGGCCGCTGGCACCATCACCCTGCCATTGAACACCCAAACGCCTGACGGCATGGAAGTGCTCATCACAACCACGCAGCAGATCACCGCATTCACGCTGGCCCTGAACGGCGCAAGCGCTGCTTATGGCGACCCGACAACTCTGGCCGCCGAGGACTTCTTCCGCATTCGCTTCGTGCAGTCCACCAACAGCTGGTATCGGATCGCCTGATGGCCACGAAAAAAGACCCAAGGCTGGAGCGCGTCGGCGTGCAGGGCTACAACAAGCCCAAGCGCACGCCATCGCATCCAACCAAGTCGCACGTTGTTGTGGCCAAGGAAGGCGATCAGGTGAAGACCATCCGCTTTGGCCAGCAGGGCGTGTCTGGGTCTCCAAAGCGTGAAGGCGAGAGCAAGGCCGACAAGACGCGGCGCGAATCTTTCAAGGCCAGGCACGCAGAGAACATCGCCAAGGGCAAAATGAGCGCTGCGTACTGGGCAAACAAGGTGAAGTGGTAAGCCATGCAAATTCCAATCCTCAACGGCATCTACGCTGACAACGGCCCGGACTTGCGCACGAGCTACCCAGTCAACCTGGTGCCCGTGCCAAAGAAGTCCGGCATCAGTGCCGGTTTTTTGCGTCCTGGTGACGGCATCGTCGGCAACGGCACTGGCCCTGGTGTTGATCGTGGTGGAATCAACTGGAATGGTGTCTGCTACCGTGTTATGGGAACAAAACTTGTCACAATCGACAAAGATGGAACGGTGACAGTTCTTGGTGACGTTGGCGGCCCTGTCGACACGCTGGTGACGATGGACTACAGCTTCGACAGACTGGCCATAGCATCAGGTGGCCGCTTGTACTACTGGAACGGCACGCTCACGCAAGTGACAGACCCTGACCTTGGCATCGTGCTTGATGTGGTGTGGGTGGACGGTTACTTCATGACCACCGACGGAACCAGCCTGATCGTGACCGATCTGACCGACCCGACCCAGGTCAACCCGCTTAAGTACGGCAGCTCCGAAGTCGACCCAGACCCCGTAGTGGCGCTGCTCAAGCTGCGCAACGAGGTCTATGCGCTGAACCGAAACACCATCGAGGTGTTTGACAACGTGGGTGGTGACTTTTTTCCATTCCAGCGCATCGATGGGGCACAGGTGCAGAAGGGCGTCATCGGCACCTTCGGCTGCTGCGTGTTCGTGGAAATGATCGCTTTCCTCGGCAGTGGCCGCAACGAAGAGCCTGGCATCTACCTTGGTGGAAACGCAACTGCTCAAAAAATAAGCACGCAGGAAATCGACCAGCTGCTCCTGAACTACACCGAAGTGCAGCTGGCCACAGTCAAGCTGGAGGCACGCAACGACCGCGCTCACCAGCACTTGTACGTCCATCTTCCTGACCGAACCATCGTTTATGACGCTGCCGCATCGGCAGAGCTTGGCGAGCAGGTCTGGTTCACGCTGACCACTTCGACGGTCGGCTTCAGCCAGTACCGTGCGCGAAATCTGGTCTGGGCCTACGACAAGTGGCTGGTTGGTGACCCGCAGTCCAGCGCCATCGGATACCTGGTGGACAACATCGGCACGCACTGGGGCCAGATCGTGCGCTGGGAGTTTGGCACGCTGATCGTCTACAACGAGAGCAACGGCGCAATCTTCAACGAGCTGGAGCTTGTGAGCCTCACTGGGCGCGTGGCCTTGGGCGTTGACCCGATCATCACGACAAGCTACTCCGTGGACGGCGTGGCATGGAGCCAAGACCGTCCGCTGCGCGTCGGCACGACTGGCAACACCACCAAGCGCCTGGCTTGGTTCCAACAGGGCCACATGCGCAACTGGCGCATCCAGCGTTTCCGTGGTGACAGCCAGGCCCACCTGTCCTTTGTGCGTCTTGAGGCTCAGATCGAGCCATTGGCATACTGATGGCAACGCAAAAGCTCAACCTAACCCGCGATCAGCTCGCCACGTTCCTCAAGAACCACGAGCAGATCAAGCAGTTCGAGCGCCTGTTTCAGTTGGCCGACGAGATCTCGCCTGCAAGCGACACAACCGGAATCAGCATCCAAGCAGGCAACGCAGAGGCTGCAGCCAATGAGGCATTGGCTCTGATCGTCAGCTTGGCGCAAGACATGGCCATCAACAGCAGCGCAGCCGACCAGAAGGCTGTGCAGGCGCTGGATACGCTTGGCCGCATTGCCAACGCTCTGGAGATGCTGGCCACTGCGCCCGTCATCCAGAACAACAACTCTGTGGTGACGGACTACATCGACCTGCCAGAGGATGGCCCACACGTCACACAAGCCCGGCGCGTCCAATGGAACCAAGACGATGGCACCATGGACGTCGGGCTGTACGGCGGCAGCGTTCTGCAAGTCGGCCAAGAGCTGATGTACTACGCCAAGAACACCAGTGGCGGCCTGATCGCCAACGGCACGCCCGTGATGTTTACTGGCACGGTCGGATCGTCTGGCAAGCTGACGTTCGGCCCAGCTGTTGCAGACGGCTCGGTGCTGGCAGACTACATGATGGGCGTGGCCACGCAGGACATTGCAAACAATGCCTTCGGCTATGTGACCAGCTTCGGCCTGGTTCGAGGCTTCAACACGACCGGCGCACCGTACGGCGAGGTCTGGGCAGATGGCGACCTGCTGTATTTCGACCCGGCAACACCTGGGACTTGGACAAACGTGCAGCCGCAAGCGCCGAACATCGATGTTCCGGTGGCCGTGGTGGTGAACGCAGGCTCAGGCGGATCTGGCTCGATCTTCGTGCGCATGACAGTGGCCGAATCGCTGGCCAGGCTGCAGGACGTCTACATCAACGGCACAGGCACGCCGAACGACTTTGATGTGCTGCTCTACGATGCCACGCAATCGCGCTGGGAAAACAAACCCGCATCTGCTGTGCAGGTGCTTGAATGGATGAGCATGTGACATGGCATTTCAAAACATCACCCCGACCAAACTAGGCCAGGCTGCCATCACGACTGGCGTCACCACGCTCTACACAGTCCCGGCAAGCACGCGCACGCTGCTCAAGGAATTCAGCATCGCCAACACCACAGGCTCAGCCATCAACGTCCGCGTGTTCCTGGTTCCTGCTGCTGGAACGGCTGGCACGACAAACGCCTTTTTATACGACGTGTCCGTCCCGGCAAACAACGCCCTGCAGTACAACGGCGTGCAGGTGATGAACGCAGCTGAAACCATCCAAGTCCAGGCGGCATCGGCAGGCCTGACAATCACGGCAAGCGGTGCCGAAGCCATCTAAGGAGAAACCATGAGCGTCCTAGTAAAAACCCTTATCCCGTCGAAGCAGGCAGAAGGCTCGCAGACCACGCAGTACACCGCTGTGAACTGCAAGACCATCATCGACAAGTTCACCGCCACCAACACCAGCGCCAACAACGTGACCATCAGCGTAAACCTGGTTACAAGCGGTGGATCGGCTGGTGTCAGCAACCTGGTGGTGGATTCACGCGCCATTGCGCCTGACGAGACATACACTTTCCCAGAGCTGGTTGGCCAAGTCCTTGAGTCTGGCGCTTTCATTTCGACCATCGCCAGCGCAGCCACATCACTGACCATTCGCGCCAGTGGCCGCGAGATCACATAAGGAGCACACCATGGAAATGCCGAAGATCATGATGGCCGGGTTCACCGGCCTGCCTGAATCGATGCCGTTCATCACAGCGGCGGAGAACAAAAAGAACACCCAGACCGTCATCGACGACTGGATGCTCGGCCCTGAAAAGCCAAGCAACGAGCCGACGGCCAACAAGGTCTACTGGGTTGCACTTGGCAAAGCCATGCAGGTGGACGAGAAAGAGGCTCGTCGTCGTCGCTGCTCGAACTGCGAGTATTACGACAACAGCACCTACAAACAGGCGCTGATGGAGCGCATCCCGCGCAACGATTGGGACACCGATGCAGGTTTCCGTGGCTTCTGCCGCAAGTTCGACTTCATCTGCCACGACCTCCGTTCTTGCCAAGCCTGGGAAGAGCGCGAGTTTGAGATGGATTGACAGGACATGCATTTGTGGGAAAATACAGGTGCTGAGCCTATCGAGCCGCCAGCAGCTCATCGCCACTTGGAGGGTAGAGCATGACTGGTACGGATAGCCTCAGACAGAACCTGCAACAGGTTTTGATGCTGCCTGCACCGGCCATTGAGTGGCTGTTGATGCTGTGGAACGCAATCCAGGTCTTTGACGACGTGGCCGATGGCGATCCAGTCGAGCGCAGCGATCTTGACGCAGCCATCTGGAACACCCTGGTGGCGATGAATCAAAACCCCTTCTTCCTGCAAAACGCGCAAGCACTTCTGCCTTGCGTGGCTTCCATGATCCTGAAATGGCAGGCGTCCGACCACGCTGAACGTGCTGGCGCTGCCGATGCCCGTTCCTACGTCTGGCGTGCCGGGTATTACGATCTGATCCTGATGGCTGTGCAGCTTTGCCATGGCCCGAAGTTCGCAATCGAAAACGCGCACCTGGTCATGGAGCTGTATGGCGAGACATTTGACGAATACATGAAGGAGTTTGGCCATGCCTGATCCAATAACCGGCCTAATCGTTGGCGGCACTCAGCTTGTCGGCGGCATGATGCAAGCCGACGCAGCTGGAGATGCTGCTGCACAGCAAGCCCAAGCCAGTGAAGCTGGCATCGCAGAACAGCGTCGCCAGTTCGACATGGTGCGTGAGCTTTTGAAGCCCTACGTCGAGGCAGGTGCCCCGGCGCTTCGCGCACAGCAGGCCATGCTTGGCCTTGGCACGCCAGAAGAAGAGGCTGCCCAGATCGCGGCAGCTGAACGATCCCCGACATTCCAGGCCATGCTGCGCACTGGTGAGGAATCCCTGCTGCAACGTGCATCGGCCACAGGCGGCCTGCGTGGCGGCAACGTGCAGGCAGCCTTGGCGCAGTTCCGGCCACAGTTGCTGGCGCAGGAGCTGGAGAGCCGATACAGCCGTCTCGGTGGCCTGACTTCGCTTGGCCAGCAGTCCGCTGCTGGTGTTGGCACGGCAGGCATGGAAACAGGCTCGGCCATCGCACGCTTGCAGGCTGAACGTGGCGCTGCGCTGGCTGGTGGCGAACTTGGCCAGGCCAAGGCCTACAGCGGCCTGCTGAACCTCCCGGCCCAGGTGCTTGGTGCGCAGTATGGCGCAGGTGGCAAGCTCGGCCTTGGCTTCGGTAGCCTATTCTGAGGACAAGAACATGCCAGCACCCTACGACTACTCCATCAACGTGCAGAGCCCATTCGAGGCAGCCGTCAGCGGCCTCAAGCTCGGCGCGACCATTGCAGACATTCGCACGCAGCAAGAAGCTGCGGCCAAGGCGCAAGAGCGCCAGAACATGCTGACGCAAGGCCTGCAGTCTCTGATCAACAACCCGAACCCGACCGCACGCGACTTCACGAACATCGCCATGCTGCTGCCTGAAAAAGAGGCGGCCAGCATGCGTGCCAACTGGGAGACGCTGAACAAAGACCAGCAGGACAACGAGCTGCGTTTCGGCGGCCAGGTCATGTCGGCATTCAGCACCGGTGCACCGCAAGTCGGCATCAACCTGCTCGAGCAGCGTGCTGAGGCAGAGGACAACGCTGGCCGCGCAGACCGTGCCAAGGCTTACCGTACCTATGCCGAGATCGCAAAGAGCAACCCGAGCGCAGCCCAGAAAACCATCGGCATCATGCTGGCTGGTGTACCTGGTGGCGACAAGGTGCTGGAATCCTCGATCAAGGCGCTCAAGGCACCAGCAGAAGTCCGTACAGGCGAAGCTGGCGCGACCGAGAAAGAGTTGGTCACGGCCAACACCCCGACCCGCTTGGCATTGGAAAACGCCAACACCGGCGCACAGATTCGCAACATCGACAGCCAGATCGCAGACCGTTCTGGCCGCCTGGCGCTCGACCGCGACAAGCTGCAGACCGATGTGGAAATGAAGCTGTTTGAGCTTGGACAGACTGGTGGAAAACTGGACGCTGACGCACGCAAGATCGTGAACGACGCGACCATCGCAGCCGTTGGCTCTGAGCAGTCTGCTGGTCGCATGCTTGACCTGGCAGGCCGCATCGAATCCGCACAAGGCGGCAAAGGTGCGCTGACAAAGGCCAGCGAGTGGTTTGCTGGTGCTACTGGCCGCCAAGACGAGTGGACGCAGATGCGCCAGGAATACACACGCCTGCGCAACACCCAGGCGATCAAGTCCCTGCCGCCCGGCCCAGCAACCGACAAAGACATTCAGATGGCGCTCAAGGGTTTTCCCGAGGAAACCGCAAACGCCCAGACGATTGGCTCGTTCCTGCGTGGCATGGCTAAGCTGCAGCAATTCGAGGCAGCTGCAAAATCTGCCGAGGCTGAGTGGGTCAACTCGACCGGCTCCCTTGGTCGCGCCAAGACCGACATCAACATCGGCGGCATCCAGGTGCCTGCTGGCACGACCTTTGTGGACTTCATGCGTCAGTACGGTGAGCAACGCGCCCAGGGCTTGGCCGCACAGCAAGCCAACGTGGTCACAGGCCAGCGTGGTTACATGCGCTGGGCCAACCCGCAGACTGGCCAAGTTCCTGCGCCTGGTACGCTTGGCAGCGGCACATTCCAGATGCCTGGCCAGTAAGGACACGACATGGCGAAACAAGAAGCACCGAAGAGCTACAAAGACCCGTTCTGGTCTGACCTGGCCACGTCTGTCGAGCAGAAGCTCGAACTGCCGTCCGGCCTGCTCAAGTCGGTTCTGCTCTATGGCGAGCGCAGCAACGCTGACCAAGTGTCCGAGGCTGGCGCAAAGACCCCGTTCCAGATCATCCCTGCCACGCGCAAGGCGGTGCTGGACAAGTACGGCGTCGATGCTTACCTGAGCCCACAGACCGCAGCCGAGGCCGCTGGTTTGCTGCTCAAGGAATCCCTGCAGCGCAACAAAGGCGACATCAAGCTGGCTGCTGCTGAATACCACGGCGGCACCAACCCAGCCAACTGGGGGCCACGCACCAAGTCGTACATCGAGCGCGTCAGTGCTGGTGTTGAACAGGCCGCGCCACAAGCCACGCTTCCAGGAGGTGAGGCCAGCACGTTTCAACGCGTCATGGCTGCCCGTGGAGGCGCTCCTGCTGCTGGTGGTGGCATGGCTGCAAATTCGATCCAGAACATCTACAACGCCTATGCATCTGGCCAGATGACGCCAGACGAGGCCGCAGAGTTTGAGGCCGATGTGCAGTCCGGCTCGATCATGCTGCCACGCGGCGCTGCTCTGCGCGGCCAGACTCCTGCGCCAGCTGCAGGCACACAGGCCAGCACGCGAGTTGCTGAGCTTCCTCCTGCCGTGGTCGAGGCATACAACACTGGCCGCATGACCCGTCAGGAAATGATGGACTTGGAGGCCGACGTCAAAAACGGCATGGTGCGTGCACCGGCTGGAATGCAGCTCAAAGGCACCGAGCCGCTTGGCATCCTTGGCGGCATCCGTGAGGCTGTGACCGGCACAGAGCGCGAAACGCAAGCCACTCAGACACTGCCCGACTGGGCGTCGATGCCTGAGCTCAACACATTCAGCATGGCCAGCTTCAAGTCGGCCCTTGGCACCATGATGACCAACCCGCAGGAAACTGTGCAGGTCATCCAGTCCAACTTCCCCGGAGTGCAGGTCACCCAGGACGAGAAGGGCAACTTCCTGCTGCAGTCGTCCATCGACGGCAAGTTGTACGCCATCAAGCCTGGCTTCCAGGTGAGCGACATTCCGCGTGCTGCTGGTGCCATTGCTGCCTTCACACCAGCTGGCCGTGCAACCACACTGCCAGGCATGGCTGTCGGCGCTGGAGCAACCCAGGCGGCCATTGAGGCAACTCAATCCGGCATCCCTGGCGTATTTGGTGGAGCTTTGGATGTTGGCGGGACTTTTGACGTTGGCGAGGTGGCGACTGCCGCTGCGCTGGCTCCCGTCCTGCCTGCCGCTGTACGCGGCGTCCAGGCCGTCCGTGCGGCTCGTGCGCCCGTTACTCCTGCCGCTCCTGCTGCTGGCCCTGCTGCGC